TCAAATATATTTGCACCACCATCTTTTGCAAACTTTGCAGCAAATTCTGTATTATTAGCTACATCTTCCATTATTGCTCTATATGGAACACCTGCTTTTTTGTAAGATTGCATTTGGGATTGTAATGTTAAAAGACTTGCGTCAGAAGTAGCTGCCATCATACCCAGTATCTTGGCTTGATTTTCTGCAGTTACTCCTGAGAAAAATGCCATCATTTTCATTTTGAGACCAAGTTCCAAACCTGATTCGTTCATATTACCGAACTCGTCTGCTATAGCTCTTGACTCTTCTCCGAAGAAAATGAATTCTGGTCTACTCAAAATATCCATTAAACCGACACCCATACTTTGCATACTTTGTAATATATTTTTACCTATATAAAGTGCGATAGCTATACCCGCTACTTTTGCTCCTGCACCTAGACCCTTCATTCTAGCTTGGGAGTCACTCAATTCTTCACCTATTCCCTTTTCATAAGCTTCACCAGCTTTTGAAAAAGCATTATTTAATGTATCACCTATTATTGGAATATGTCCAGTAATTTTTTGAATTTTACCAAGTCGTTCATTAAATGATTCTACTTCTTTTTTACCTACCGCTTGTAATTTTCTTTGTTGATCCACACGAAGTTTTAATGTTCGTAAAATAGCTAACTCATCTTTTCTTCCCTTATCTTTAGCCTCTTTTATCTTGTCTGCTAAACCCAACCCTTTTAACTCTTGATTAAATATATTTTTTGTATTGTCCGCTATTTGTTTCCCTATATCAAGTTGTTCTTCAAAACGGTCTCTTGTATCTTCAGTAACATTTGATAGTTTTTGAGACCTCATCAAAAGTTGAGTATATATACCGTCTAAATTTTTAGCACTTTTAGCTACTTCCTCTAAATCTGAGGTAAAAGTTCTAAATTTTCTATCAGCCTCTTTTGGACCTCTAGCCATATTTTTTTCCTATAAGATTAGTTGTATATGATATTATAGTCCAGCTTGTTTTAAAGCTTTATCTAATTCTGGATCTTTCTTTCTTGCTTTAGTGGCCTTAGCTCTAATTTGTTCTTGATTCTTTTCTATTTTATCCATTAACTTTCGCATCTCTGGATCTTTAGCTAATTCTTTCTTTATTTTATTAGCTTTTCCTGCGAGAGCTTTTACTAAAGAACCAATAAATTCTCTAAGAACCATTTCATTTTTGTAGGTATATCTACCTATTTTACCAGACATAATTAAAACTCCTATACAATACTGTGGATTATACTAATTATAAATATCAAAAATGATAAAATTTATTTTTTGAAAGGTCTATTTACTTTTTTTTGTTGTTTTTTAATTTCTTCGGCTTCGGTTATATATTCTTTTTCTAATCTTTTAAAATAAAACTTACGTAAGTAAATTGGCATATTATATACTTCATCAAAAGTAAAACCGCCCTTACCGAAATATATTAATTGGAAGACTTGTTCGTGTATTAAGGGTCTGTGTTCAGGCAGAAGGCCAAAAAAACTGGGCGGTGATTTCCACCGCCACCTCCTGTTCATCACCATCTGGGAACGTGGCGACTGTCGTCAAATTTATATCAGGATTGATAGAATTTAAATATTTTCTTAATTCTAATGCATCTACCGATAAAAGTTCTTTATCAACAAATTCATTAACATATGCTTTTTCTGAATTACCATCAACCGAAGCAATAAGTCTTTTCATACGACTTGTCATTGTTTTCACAACTGTACTTGAAACTTTTTTCAATGCTGTAGCTTCTCTTACAATTTCCTTTTCATCCCTATGGGTAAGAAATCTAACGGTTACTTCTCTTTTACTGTTAGGTAATACAAATGGAAATTCATTAACGTTTGGTGGTAATTTATCAAAATCAATTTCTTTATCTTTCAATGTAGTTAAATCCACAGACACGTCTACTTCTTCTCCAACGTCATTAAATGTTGTAAAGTCATACATCTTACCATAAGCAAGTATTCTCGCACCTACAATAAGAGCATTTTTGTCACCTATCAGTAAATCAGATATATTAACTTTTTTATTAACTATCAATGCTTCTAAAAGTTTATCAATAGCAATTCCTTGTTTTAATAGATTAGGTGAAGTAATAATATCTTCTTCTCTTGCTGTCATGTACTTCATCTCCACTTCACCTTTGGATAGTGGACTATTTTCTGGATAAAAATATCCTTTGGATGGTAGAGTTACCATTTCCGTAGGAAACTTATTCTCGGGCATAATATACTCCTATATTAATTGTAGTTAGAAAAAAAACCTTTTATATAAATATAACTAAATTATTTCAAATAAAAATTTTACTTTGTCGGTGTAAGTTTCTCTTTAATTGGTTTCAGAATCATATCAAATACGATATCGTCATATTTAGTCGGCGTAAGTTTTACAATTTTCTCTGCTGCATATACCGCAACTAAAATATATTCCCAATTTGCTGCTACCCAATCTGTCATTTTTGTTCTCCTCTATATTAGAATTGTAGGATTGCGTAATCATAACGCATTGTTATTTCAAGGTCTGCTGGATCACTTGAAGCATAATCCAAATCATTAAAATTAACATCCTGACACCAGGCCCCTTTTAATACCCACTCTTCAACTATATCACCTACAGGACCAAGTAAATTAAAAGTAACATCTTTCTTATAAAAATCTGTGTAACCGTCTCTACCAGTTACTGACTCATGTGACAACCTAACCCATTCCATAGCTGCTTGTGCTGCACTTGGAACAATAGGGTCATAAAGTGTAACAGCTAATGGTTGCCATTCGCCCTTACCTTTAACATAACGTTTCACATTAATATGGTCTAATACAATTTCTTCAAATGTAATTTGGGGTCTATTAGCTGTCTTAATAAGATATGCTGGAATTCCTTCTATGTACATGATGAACCGATTCTTAGTTTTCGGTTCAAATGGTGTGAACATAATCTCCGAAGGGTCAAGTAGATCTGGCATTTAAGTTCTCCTATTAATAATATTTTTCATTCAATTATAAATATCAATCTTCATAAAAAAATTAGATTTTACAAAAACCCTTTTCTTTGTAGTTTTTTAGAAGTTTTTTATATAAAAAAAAGTCCCCCAACCTGGAGGACTTTTCTTTTTCTTATAATGTAAAACGTTACTATTCTGGAAAGGATGCTCCCGTAGGTAGTATCACAAAGTCCAAAACAATAAACTCTGCTGTTCTTGTTGGTTGTAAGAATATCTGACCAACAAGACGATTTCTGTCTATCACGTCTGGTGTGTTATTGGTATCATCCATAACAACTCTAAACGATGACAAGCCACTATTCTGTTGTACTGACTCCAAGAAAGGATTCACAACGTTTAAGAAACGATTCCTTGTAGCTACCGTGTTCTGTTCAAACACTAAGTACCTTGAAGAACTTGCAATGAATTTCTTCAGTGCAATTAACAATCTACGTACATTCACTCTGTCAAGTGCCGAGGGTTTACCTTGTAAGGTTTTCTGTCCCCAAACACAAACACCTTGACCAGGGAATGATGCTATAGGATTGATTCTATCTTCATAGAGGTCATCTCTTTCAGCGTGTGTCAATCTTGTTTTAGCTTCTAACACCTGAGTAAGTCCACCACGATTCAGACCAGCTGGTGCGAACCATTCGTGAGCTACCTTATCTGTAAAAGCTATAACACTCGGTAAAACAACTGAGGGTGGAACCCAAACAGGTCTGTTCTGAGCTTCGTCAAGAACCTTCACCCAAGGATAATAAGTTGCAGCGTAGTTAGTATCCAATGTCTTAATAGTATTGATTGTCGTAGCTATTGAATCACCATAGGCTGCACTATCCATAATATAGAAAGCATCTGCTCTATCTTCAATCTTAGATATAGCGTGATTTGTTGTAGTTGAATGTAATCTATGATTAACACCAGGTGTCACCAGTAGATTAATATCAAACTCATCAGGATTACTCACAGCATTGATAGCTCTTTTGTAAGCTATCGAACCACTTGAATTTGAATTCGTGTGGTCAAACCCCTGTTGGTTAGCTGCTGTAATATCCGTTCCTGTCAATTTAGGAACTGCTGGATTTTCACCATCAAATCCCCATTGAAAAGGAAGCTGGAACTTTCTCTGTTGAATAGCTGAACCTGAAAGTGTTACCGTATGAGTAGCACTTGCGTATGTAGAACCTAATGTTGATGCATCAGCGTGTCCATACATATCTTCCAAACTCATAGTTACATTAGCTCCATTATTAGCTGTCGCTACAATAGGTGCTAAATACTGAAGTGTGTCATCATGTGCAAAGTTGATTCCAAAAAATACATTTTGGTCAAAATCACCAACAGCGTTCGTCTGTTCTATTTTAAACGAAGCTGTCGGAACTCCTGTCGTACCAGGTATGGGATTATATACTTTATTATGTCCCATAGGTACAACCGTCTTTGGATATGATTGGTCATCTATACCAGTTAGATAATCTCCAACTCTAATATGTTTACTCAAGTTAGGATACTGTCCTTTATAAGTAAGTTTACCACTACTATCAATTTCAACGAACCTATCCCCAATAACTCTTGCAAAGTAATTTGGATTATTCGGATCAAATGTCAATCCATCCCATTGTTCTAAAACAGTACCATCTTCGGCTCTGTCAGGTGAATTACCAGGATTGTGTGACCTGAGTTGTAATGAGAATGTACCATAATCAGAACCAGCTACTGCACTGGCTGCTTTAACATTCAATATAGCTGCTCTATACCAAAAGTTAACATTACTTCCGTGTGACCTTGTATAAATTCTAAACAAACTGTATCGGGCTCCCGAAATCAGTTGTGATTGTATATAAGGTGTACGGGCTACTGAATAACTTGAATTACCTGTCCAAGTATTTGCTGATCCTTTATCATCAAAGGTTTGTGTACCTGTCTTTAGAGCTATACCATTATTGGTTGCTGTAATAGAAGCTGAACCATATGCACCACCAGCACTATACAGACCACTTGATTGTGCTCTCTTATAGTTCTTGTACAGATAAACAGGACACGTTGTTGTTCCTGATTTCTGTGCAAGTGGGTCACTTGGTATAACTTCATCAATGTATTTCGCACTTGAAGTATTAAAAGAACATGCTGCTGTAAATGTAGTTATATCACTACCACTTACAGTTAATGTAAAAGCATTCCAGTCTCCCGAGATCGTAGTTGTATCTAAATTACCTGTACCACTTGAACCTCTTGATGGAGCTAACACAGCGAGTGAACCTGTTTTTACTGTATTACCCCCCATTGAACGTCCTGCTACTAAGTTTGTTGTAACTTTAAGTTCAACTGAATCAGCAGCATAACCACCGAGTCCTAATACTCTAATAACTGTAACAGTTCCAGCACTTCTTAAATACTGCTGGACTGTATATGGTGTATAAAATCTACTGTCTACACCGCCGAACACTTCTTCAAACTCTTGGAAATTGCGTACAATTGATGGAGTAAAAGCAGGACCTTTTACAGTCGGTCCGATTATAGCTGCTCCGATTTCGGCAATACCTTGAGGAAGAAATGATAAATCCCTCTCACGTGTAAATACGCCAGGACTTACTATTCTTTCCGCCATTTATTTTCTCCTAATTAATATATAAATAAAACATTCTAAATATCATCTATAAATAGATGATAAATTTCCCAAAATAGATTTTAGGGAGTATGTTTTTTATATTTATTCGGGTTTTGGTGTAAAAACACCAGTTTCGGGATTCAAAGTACCAGCGCCATACGTTTCATTCAACTCACCAACCAATTTCTGCTCTTCTTTCTGGATATTTGAAAATTCTTCTTCCAAATTCTTTTCTAGACTGTCAAGAGCATCCATCTGTTGCTGTGCTGTTATCTGCTGTAACTTTGTCTGACCGAAACGGTCCTGTATACTT